TCTTTACTATCAAGATAATCTGCAGCAGTATCTAAGTAATCAGATGCTTTAGTTATCTTTGATTGAACCCACGCTTTGAAATTTTCTTTCTTACGTGTATGTTTTTTGATTGATTTAGATGCTCTCTCCGCAGTTTTTAATTGACTGCGAATCATCTCTGGTTCATGATCGCTATGTTTTTCTTCATTCATGATTCTTGACCTGAGAATAACAACGGTTTAGTTGGATCATTTTTGGCAGGATCAAAATATAATATAATAGCATTTGGATATGCCTTTCTCACTTCAAAAGCAACTTCTGCTTTGCTAGGTCTACTAAACTTAGGGAAAAACATATTGATGTCATACATCTTTCCTCGCCAGTTAAAAACAATATTATAAGTCCTACCTCGTTCTTGAATACGAAGGTATGACTCTCTAATGTCTCTAAATCTTTTCATTATAACTTATAACCTCTTATTATTTAGTCTTTTTTGTATCAGATTGACTTTTCAATAATTTTTGTAATTCTGCTGTAGATCCTACAAATAATGCATTATTAACTGTAGATGGACCCTTTGGATCTTCTGCCTCTAAATTTTTCATCTTCTGCTGTAGATCCACTAACTTATCTGTGGTATCTGCAACGTTTTTAATTAATTGACTGACAACTTCAAATGCTCTTGGTTGTTGCCCTTCTTGAGCAACTTCCATAATACTGTCAAGTGCTTCTTGACCTTTTTCAATTAAAGAATATAAATTACCTCTTGTATATTCATAATCACGAGTAGAATCTTTTTTAGTTCTTTCTGCTGGTTTAGATTTATTTTCAGTAACTTTAGTCTCTTCTTCTTCAACAACCTCAATATCAAGAGAATCGTTTATAGCATCAAATTTACTCATACGTCAACTCCCTTTGTTGGACTGAATGTTTTACCATCATTAAATGAGAAACGATTTTCACTAAATCCAAAATCATCTCCTAGATTTTCTTCAACTAATGCATCATCTTCTGCATTTATGGCACTTACAATAGCACCACTGTTATGACTATCTATGGTAGATGAATATTCACCACGATCTACAAGTAGTGTATTTTCAGTAATTTTTCGGATATACATAACTTCATTATCAACCTCAATATAAGTTTTTTCAACTAAACTTGTTGCATCAACAACAGTAAATTGAGTCTTCTGTGTATCTAAGTTTTGTGATAGGTTTGTAACAGTATCACCAGTATAATCTTTTGTAGCGGTAGGAGTAGCAGTATATCTGAGATCCCTTGATGTATTTTTTCTATCTGTTGTACGAGCAGCGTAATCGACTTGTACTTTTTTGATAAGTCCTTCTGAAGAACTTGGAACAGGACCAAATAAAAATGTCTTTGCTGTAAAGTTAAGTGTATGTGTTATAACTCTTTTTTCTTCATATCCACTTGCATAGTTATCATCAAAATTTAAATTATCTAATATCATTGGTATATCTCTTTTCTCTCCAATAGATGAAACTAAATCCACAGTCAAATTGAATGACGGTTGAAAGAATGGAAGTATTTGTTCAATTATTTGTAATGCATCTTCATTATATTGTGTCATAATACCAAGATTAAATCCAATATTATATGGAACTGGCATGAATACTTTCTTAGCAACTTTATTACCTACAGTGCTTTGTGCTTTGAAAGTCTGCATTGTTGAAACTTTTCTTTGAGGATCATATGTAATGCTTCCCATTTCAAATGAAAGTCTTGGCAAAGTTATAGCAACTCTCTGTCTTAAATCTGGTTTCTGTTCTAATCTTGCAAGAAACTTTTCAACTGGACCATAAGCAATCGGAACTCTCACACTAGTATGAACAGTGCCATCTGGTTTCTTATGTTTGATATCAATTGTATTAAAAAGAGTACCAAATGCAATGATAGTCTTTCTAATAATTTCGTGATAATAATAGGTTCCTAACATGATATTATTTCCATTTACTTAATTATTTAGAATTCCCCAAAAGGATTACCCTCTGAGAAGTCCAATATTGCATCCGCTTCTGTCTCAAATGGTGTGTTTTCATTGAATGCATCTGTATCATCCTGAGTTGATGCGGTCTTAACGATATACTTAGCATCTGATCCATTTTGAGTGGTTCCAATACCTACAACTGCTTCTCCAATTACAAAACTTCCACTAGGTCTAGTAACCTTAAGAACTCTATCGTCAAAGTCCCAACTCTGTACAAATGCAGTTGTACCAGATCCAACTCCTCGAACCATTTCTTTGTATAGGTAATTCCCAGTTGCAAATCCTACTGCTGCAGGTGGATCTATTGCTATAGTTGGTGTTACAGTATATCCTGCCCCAGTATTTGTGTATCTAATCGCTGCAATTTGTCCTACAGTATTAAGAACTGCTACTGCCTGTGCTGTTGTTCCACTAAATGTCTTAATTCCTACATCATTACTTATAGTAACAGCAGGTGTAAATGTATATCCAGTTCCTGGATTTGTAACAGTTATTGAAGTTACAATACCAGCAGCACTAATAGATGCTATACCTGTAGCAGTAGTTCCAGTGGTTGGATCTGCGATTGTAACAGGTGGTGCTGAAGCATATTTACCACCTGTATTTGTAATAGTAAATCCTGTAATAGTTCCACCAGCACTTACTGTAGCAGTTGCTGCTGCACCTATTGTTGTTGGATTGACTACAACATTAGGAACCTCTCCATATTCATCACCACTATCAACTATTGTAATCACACTCAATCCATCATTCGCTAAAATCGCAGTAGCAATTCCTCCAGATCCCAATACATTGACACTTCTAATTGTAACAACAGGTGTCTCTGTATATCCAAATCCTGGATTTGTTACTAAAATTTTATCTATTGATTGTCCTGTTTGTCCATCTCTACTTGTCATTATAGCAACAGCAGTTGCATCAACACCTAATGGATTTCCAGTTGTTGATATTCCAATTTGTGGTGCTGCTGTATATCCAGTTCCATCATTTATTAAATCTATTGATCCAACTGAGAATCCCGTAGTTAAACCTGAAACAGAAGTTGCTCTCTGAACAGTTGCAGATCCAGTGCTTGCTGCTAGTCCCACCATTCCAAGAGTAACTATAAATCCAAATTCATCTACAGCAGTATCTACTGTTTCAATACCAGTATCAATATTTTGATCAAGTTCAGCATCCATCACCTCACAAGTTAAGGTGTAAACATATAAGTTGTTTAATTGATAAAATGGTTTTCTTGCCTCAACATATTTAATTTCAAACATAGTATTATCAAGAGGAAGATAAACTAAATCCCCTTCTTGTGGTCTAGTTGATAACTCAATCTGACTATCACTAGCAATAAATGGAGTTATGAAATCTTCGTATTTTTCTTTTGATACTACCAAATTAACTGCATCTGTTGTAGTTACACCAAATTTTGATAGAACATCTCCATTACCTTCAAATCCCTGATAATTTAATAGATACGCTTCTAAACGATAAGCATCATCAAATGTTGATGCAACTATTTCTTTAATTATCGATTTCTTATTAACAATCTTTCTAGGAAGATATACTATATCTTGCCCATACATTCTTAATTGTTCGTTTATAAGATCTTGAACAAGTCTTTGTTCACTTTGAGATCCTTGTAGAAAATAAGGATTAAGTGGCATATCATTATCCTATTAAATCGAGTGGAGGTAACTCGTACTCTGTTCTAAGTTCATATTCGATCTGTTCGATTTCTCTTACAGCATCATCATATATTTGTCTGCCATTCAATGAAACTCCACCTGGTAACATAACTCCTTGGAACTTCATTAAATTTTGTCCCCACTGTCTTTTAATTATGGCAACTAGATATCTCTTCAACCACCAATCATTGTAAATATCAGATGCATTTGCTGGATCTACTAGTCTATAACAATCTATAATTAGATAAGTATTTTTTGAAACTTGTCGCCAATCAATATCCATATACAATCTATGTTGTCTTTTGTTAAACCTAAGTTGAACATCTGGAGTAATAAGTCTACTTAAATCCTCAAGATAAGTTTTAACCATTGCATAGTTCATCAAATCAAGTGCACCATAGTAATATAAGTCATTTAAAAATATTTGATATTTAATATTGAATAAACCACTAGATATAGTGCTTTGATCCATTTTAAATACTTTTTCTACACCAAGCACATGATCAGGTAACTGTAAAAAGTTTTGTGTTTCTGTAAATGAAGGGTTAGTAACACCAATTCCTGAAGTTGCAGTTGTTGTAGTTATTCCTGATCTAAATGTTTCTAAATTATCTTCTGTTATTTCGTGCTTTAAAAAAGTTCTTTCTATTCCATCAAAATGTCTTTCTTGGAAATACTGAAGAGCATCATCAACTAGATCATCTATCTGATCATCATCTACATTTATTTCTAAAACTGGAAACCCTAATTTTCTTAAAGAGTAATCAATTAATTGTTGTCTACTTGATGGTTTCGTCATTTGCTATTAGACACCTCTTCTGGATATTTAGTTTCATAATCTTTTTGCATTTTTATGTTTATATCAATAAGTCTTTGCCTTTCCAATGCAAATTCTTGAGTCATAGTTTGAATTTTTGCTTCCAAAAATACGTTTTGATTTACTAATG